TTGTGTAGTTACTGTTCTTAATTGATTTTGGAAATTACCTAATGAATTTTGTCTTATTTCTTCTGTAGTATCTCCATCCATTCCTCCATCTGCTGCTTGAATGTTATTACTAGATACTGAATTAAATATTTGATTTGCTAATGCTTCATTTGCTAAATCAGGGTTAATAAATACAATGTTAGTATCATCTACTACTGTTAAGGTTCCTGATTCTACATTAGCTGCTGCCCCTCCTCCTGTTAAATATCTTACTGTTAAAGTAGTGTTATAAGGTGCAATTCCATAAGTATTAGTAAATACAAAATTTACTGGAGAAAAAGCAGTTGTTAATTTTGTTTTTTCAAAAGGTAAACCTAAACCTACATTATCTGGGTTTGGGATTATTTCTTCTGTTGTTGATCTAGTACTTCCGGCCCCAAACTGTAATTGAAGATTTTTTTCATTTAAAAATCTAGAAGCAAATCTTCTTTGAACAGTTTTTAATTCTAATATATAAGGGACTTCTGGGTCTATTACATAATTAGGGTCATTTGTAGTTGTGTTTCTTATTGTATTAAATACGTTTTCTTGTGCTAAATTAGGTACTTCATACCAAGTATTACCATCACTATCTACTACATCTAATATGCCTATAATATTAGTATTATTAATTGTTCTTGTGTCAAACTTTTTTGATGCTGTAAATACAAACTCTTGAGTATTAACAGTTGCTGAAATTGCTTTTCTTGATTTTTTTAATAAATAATAAGTAGGATTTAAACCTGATATTTGATATACTGATTCTATAGTTGGGTCCAATGAACTTGATGCTGAGAAATCAATTGCATCTTCAATTATAAATTTTTGAGTAGAATCCACATTAGATACTACTTGTGTATTTTCAGGAATTATTAATGAATAATTATAATCTGGGACAAATTCTCCTGATACTACGTCAAATATAGATGGTACTTGTTGATAAAAATCAATCATTGTACTTGCAACTGTTGTAACTTTAGGAACATATCCTAAAGAGTAAGCTAAAGCATATAAATTTGTAGTTTGTCTTGCTTTTTGAATAAAGGTTTCTTGGATTTGATTATCTAAATAAAATGATAACACATCCCCTACATAAGCAGCCATTTCCATAAATAACATCCCAGTTGATGTTTCGGAAAAATCATTATAAGTATTAGGAAAATACGTTTTAGAATATTGTATTAATGAATTTCTAAGTGTATTAAAATCTCTATCTATATACCTTATATCTCTTTCTAATTTAGCCATTATTGTAGTAATATATTAATATTATCTTCTATCCCAAAATTTACTATTTGATAATTTAAATTAAAATTTATAGTATTATCATCAGGTTGATTATTAAATTTTATTTCTTTAACTTCAACATTAGGGAAATATACTGAAATATCATTTTGGATTGTAGCTTTTAAATCTTCTGTAGTTACATCTAAAATATTTTCAAATAATAAGTTTCTTAAGTCAGCACCAAATAAAGGTCTAAATACTCTTTCTCCTTTATTAGTTAATAAATAATTAACCATATTTGCTTTTATTTGTTCTCTTGTGGTATAAGTAGGTACAAAGACAGCATCTCCATTTAAAGGAAAACCAAAACCAACCGCTCTACTAGGTTGGAGATCTATAGGAAATTTACTTTGTATTATTCTTGCCATTATTTATTATTCATTAATCCCATTATTTGAGACATATCTACTTCCCCTGGGGGTAAAGTTCCATTAGCAACATCCATATTTGATTGAGGTTGGAAAGATTGAACATTATTACTATTAAAAGTAGCTGCTGTGTCTCCTAATATGTTTTTATATGCTTCTCTTTTATCTACTGCACTCATTGTAGGCGTAGATGGTAAAGAAGGAGTTATATTTTCAACTACAGGCACAATAGGAGCTTGTGTTATTACTTTTGGGGTTTTAACAGCTTCTAATAAAATATCTTTTAATTCTTCTTGAATTGCCTCCTTTACGGCTTCTTTTATTATTATTTTTAATGCTGATGTCTTCATTATTGGTTTTATTTATAAATATTAAATTATTAGGCTTTTGCTATGGAGATATTAAATCAAAAGTAGATTGTGGAGTTCCTCCATCATTCGATGTTATCTTCATTAAGTATCCCCAAGATCCTGTAGCCTGGAATGTGTATTCTTCTTCTGCATTATTATACGCCAATACTTCTGTGAGTCTGCTTATAATTGATGCTTGGTTAGGTAATCCTACCCCATATGGAGGAGTTATATTAAGAATAGTATTTAAAAAATCACCTTGATTAATTCCACCAAATGATTCTAGCTTAATTCTAGTTCCGGGTTTATTAATTTGAATAGAACCACTAACTTCTTTAGGTCCTCCTAACATAGTTACTAAACCTGTATTAGGGTTATATGAAGGTATTTCAGGTCTAACAATATTTTGACCATTTAATATAAAATCAGGAAGAGGAGTATTTTGGCTATTTCCACTTCCACCAGTATCTAAATCAGTTCCCCCTATATTTTGTATTTCTGGGTCGGCTATTGCAATGGGGTCTTCATTAAATTTTTCTGTTGAAGTTACATCTATCAAAAATTGATCTATAGTATATTTCATTTCTTCAACTAATACTTGTACTGATGATGCAAATGAATATCTTCCTTCCTGTTGACCTTGAACTCCTAAAGAATTATTATATAAGTCTATAGGACCTATTAATGGGTATCTATCAGTTCCATCGTCAGTTTGTTTAAAATATAATCTACCTGTTCCTGTTTGTTGGTATGCTAATGAAAAATATCTTCTTGCCCATATTCTTCTAGATGGAAAATCAAAAGGGTTATCAGGGTCATTTTGTAGATATAAAGTAAACCAGTTATAAACAATAGGATTTTCAGCATTATATTGTAAAGATGCTATTAAATCTTGTTCGCTTAAAATATTCACTGATGGGATAGAAGAATCTCCTAGTTCAGAAACTGCATTTTGAATATCTAATGATACTGATGATTTTATTACATCCATATCTTGTTGACTAACATTAGGACATGAATCTCCTAATTCAACCTTAGCCTGTATATAACTGCCCATTATTAAAGATCCTGGGATGTTAGTTACTAATTTGTCTATAGATTCAATAGTTCCGGAAATCATCCCTGTTACTGCTCTTATTAAAGGAGATACTATTGTAACAACTCCTTTTGCTTTACCTAATAGTTTATCTAATCCATCTAAAGCATCTGATAGTATTGTAAGAACATTTATGGGTACTGCTATTGCTGGCATCCCAAAGGCTGTGGGGATTGGAATTGCTTTTATAACTTTAACTGCTCCTTTAACAGTTGTTATTATATTATTTAAATTATTAGCAGTTATTTCTAAAGTTTGTAAGGGTTGTTGAACTGTTATTAAAGCTTGCTTTAAAGAATCAATATTATCTACTGTATTTGAAATGTTTGCTTTTAATCTTTCAACATCCTTAATAGATTGTTGTTTTTGTGTTTCTGTTAATGGAGGTGGGGTACATAAATTTTCAGGGGTAAAAATACTATTAGGATCTTCAATATTCCCTCTTACTAAATCTTCTACACTAAAATCTAATAATCCTGGGTTTATTTGGGTAGTATCAAAAGTCTTTAAAGATTCATTTACAAGTTTATCTTGCATAGTTGCCAATGCATCTTCTATTTTAGCTGTATTTTTAGCTACTTTTACTACTTGTTTTATTACTACTGCTTCTAACCCCATTACTTACTTTTACTTATTTGAGATTTATACTGTTGAATTTTATTTAACATCTTATTAGCTGCATTTTGAGTTTGAACTGCAGGTACTGGTATTGCTACATTAGGTACAAATGGAATAGGTGTACCTATAGGTGTTTGTAATGCTGATGTTAAACTTATGATATTAATCATTAATGATTGAAAGTCTGCTAAAAATTTATCTCCTAATATAATAGATTCCCGTGCAGTTTTATCTCCTAATAATATTTTATCTGATTTTATTATTGTAGTTGGAGAATCTAAATTAATACTATTTATAGAATTTAAATTAATTGAATCAAATGCACTTAACATAATAGAATCATTTTTAGAATTAAAAAATAATCTACCAGAATTTAATATTATTTGTTCATCTACAAATTTATCTGCTGATGTTGGGGGTTGGAAATAAGAACTATAAGACGTACTTGCTGGTTCTAAAGGGATTGATTGAGCAGATGTTAGATAAATACTTGATTTATCTGTGTTAATATTTTCAACTTGAGGTACCCATGGATCTGTTTCTTCTGCATGTTGTCCATTTTTTATTATTATAATAGGATCCCCAAAATCTCCTCCAGTATTATTTGACCATGGATTTGGAATATTAGCATCTAAAACTGTAGAACCTAATCTAATAGTATTTCCCCATCTTCCTTGATGTATTAAATCTCCTTCATAAGGTAATAAATTTCTAATACTTAATTTTTCTACAAAAGTATCTCCTAAATCTATTTCAGTACCTCCATCTGTTACTCTCCTTACTGATCCTCCTTCTGTTTGTTCATAATCCTGTGTTTGGGATTCTGGTATTGTGCTATCATTTATAGGATCGGGGATTGCATTATGGTGAACACTATTCCATATATTGATAGGTTGGAAATAATAATATGATAAATCATTTACATTTGATTGTATATCACTATTAGGTAAAGCTATTATATATACTATTTCATTTTCTAATGGTACTAGATTTTGATTTGGAAATAAAGGCTTAGCAAAATTATCTGTTGTAAATTGAGGGTCAGGGTTAGGTTGATTAACTTTATCGAAAAATATACATCCTATAGAACTCCACTCTCCAAATTCTTTAAAGGCTTTATTTTGTGTTTTATCATCAAGCATAGCATATCTAACCCTTCCTGAAAAGACATTAGATAACCCCCCAGTAGGGGAATTCTCTGTAGTTAGAGAATTTAGACCTGTTATGGGTTTAGTTGGCATTTATTCTTCTTTATCTTTTATATTTAATTTTTCCATTTCAGCCATAAGTGCTTCTTTTTCTTCATCACTTATACCAAAACTGCCATCTTCACCTTCATTTTGGACTGCTCTTTGAATGATAGTAGCCATTTTAATTAAAGCGTCATCATTTTTAACTCCTATTTCCATGTATTCTTTTATTAATGGAACTATAAGAGTAGCATCACCAATTTCTTGTATTAAAGGTTTTAATTCTGAAATTAATCCACTTACTTGTTTTGATTTTTTTCTTTGATTGGTATAAATTTCTTCTAAAATGTCAGAAAATTTTTTATCCCCAAATATTATTGAATCTAATTGGCTCATAATTTTTGGTTATAAATATATCTAAATTAGCCTTTTGAGGAAGGATAATAACCATGTTCTAAATAAATTAAATATTTTTCTTTAAAAATTTTATATAAAACATTAGCTATTTTAGTGATTTTAGGAGTTTTAACATCTACCATTTCTCTAATATAAATGTATAATGCTTTTTTATTAAACACATCTATATTATCTCTTTTTCTAAATAATTCTAAAATAGCATCAGCTATTTGGGCATCATTTCCTTTTGGGAATATAGTATATATTCTTTCTGTACAATCATTAACAAATTGGTCTATAAAAATTGAAAGTTTATCTTCATATTTATAACCTTTTAGTGCTAAATCATCTCCTTCAAATTCTTTTTCTGTAAATTTATTTAAACCTTCTTCCATTTTAGGTGAGGTTATAAATCCTGGGTTTAATTGGTCAAGATTAGAATAATTATTTAAATCACTTATGGTTATATTTTGAATTTTTTTTCCATAATTTTTAGTATTGTATACTATTAACCATCTTTTTACTATAGTACCAAAATAAGAATAGGCTTTAGCTCCATTTTCAGGATTAAATAAATGAATCTTTGATAAAAGAAATACCATAAGCTCATGTTGTAGATCTTCTAAGTTTTCAACCTCAGTATAATAAAATTTAAAAGTATGAATTATATTTTGAGTTAATTTATAAAAGGGCCAATGAATGTGGTCTTGATATAAATTACTTCTTTCTTCTTTATCTGTAGAATTATTGTATTTTACAATTGCTGCTTCTGTTTCTTTTGTAAAATATACTCTTCCTTTTCTTTCTCTTTTATTTTTTTCTATTATATGATCCATTTATTCTTAAATTTTCTTAATATTAAAGTCATTAAGAATTTCTTGAATCTCTTTTATGTTTTTAAAGAAAAAACCTACTTCATCATCACCTTCAAATGAGCCTTTAGCATCTATTTTTTTTAATCTTTCATCTGTTACTTGTATTACTCTAGATATATTATCTAAATATTTTAAATACCCTAGTAAAATATCTTCCTGTTTTTCGTTTTTTCGTAGTAGATTAATAGTCGTAAAACCTAGGGCTACGACTATTATTGAAAGTATTATTATTGTTGTTATCATAAATTATCTAACATATTTTTAAGTCCTTTACTTTTTATTGTTCCTAACGCTTTAGACTTAGTTGATTTATTATTATTCGACAATGTATAATTCTTCTTGCTAGTATCCACATTATTTTTAAATTTAGGCAACCATTCTTTTTCAAATTCAATCCTTGCTGCCATCATATCTGCTTGGTGGAGAATAAATGGTAAAGAAGTTCTTGGTTTAGTTTCGGGCATCCATGATTTAAGATATTTATCATTCGCCGGGTCATACAAACCATCATGTGTTTGAATTGCTATCATCTCATTAAAAGTATACTTAATATCATGTTGTTGAAGTAAAAATAATCCTCTATCTGGGACGGATGCAAATGCAATTTCTTTATTATGCATATAATCCTCACCTAATTTATCTTTTCTCCATTTATCAGTTTGAGGTATATATGATTCATGATCTGCATCACCCATTTTACCTAAATCATGGTTAATAGCTGAAAATACTAATTCTTCAGTGGTAAATGTAGTCATATCACAACCAAAACTTTCCCAAACAGCAGACATTGATAAAGCAGCT